GGAAATGTAGGTATCGGTACGACCTCGCCACAAGCTAAACTATCCGTGTCCAATGCCGGTGCAGCAGGATTAGAATTTTTTACAAATTATCCCGGTGGCGGTGTTGGGACTTACATTCAAAGTTACAACAGAAGCGGCACTGCTTATGTAAGCACAGCATACGATGCAACAGACCATTCGTTTAGAACGAGCGGAACTGAACGTATGTTTCTTAACTCGTCTGGCAGCGTCGGGATCGGGTCGGCGTCGCTGTCCAACATAAATTTACGAGTATCAAAAACTCTCACCGGAGGCTCTAATGCCTTTGGATATTTTTCTGACTCAGCAGTCCAATCAGATGTGACTTTAGGTGCCTTTTATTTCAGCACAAGTGCCACTGCCGCATCGGGTACTTTGGGTAATGTGAACCACTTTAGGGCCAGTCAGGCTTCATTTGGGACTGCTACATTTTTAAACCAGTTTGGGTTTATTGCAGAAAATAGTTTACTTGGTGCTACAAATAACTACGGATTTATTGCGTCTGACACTGCGGCAGTAACGGCGGGTAAGACTGCCTACGGGTTCTATTCAGCAGTAAACACCGCCACAGGCGGCGGCACTACGTATGGCTTCTACGCTGTCGGGACTGCGCCAAACTATTTTAATGGCAATGTCGGGATTAATGAGACAAATCCCACACATGAGTTAACTGTCGGTGGAACGGCTAGTGCAACATATTTTAATCTTGGGGGTAATACTGCATCCGCTCCAGCAGTTGATGCGGCAATAACAAGACCAGCAAATGGTACTCTTGCGTTCATTGCAAATGCTGCTGAACGTCTCCGCATTGGGTCGTCAGGGCAAATTGGCATTGGCGGTGCAAACTACGGCACGTCCGGTCAGATACTCACATCAGGTGGTGCGGCAGCGGCTCCGTCTTGGGCAGATGCTCCCGCCAGTGGTGCTACGGGCGGTGGGTCTGATGCTGTGTTTGTTCTGAACGACAAGACCATTACGACCTCGTACACGATTGCTTCTACTAAGAACGCCAGCTCTGTTGGCCCTTTAACTATTAACTCGGGCGTAGTGATTACAATCTCGTCTGGCTCACGTTGGGTGGTTCTCTGATGTCTAAAATTGTACTCACCTCTGATCCTCTCAGCACAACAACAGCGGGGGCGTTAGAATACACTTCTCCTGTTATCTATGGCACACCAGTGGGGGCACAAAGGGGCGTCATTCCCAACTCGCAATTTTATCGGTTAAATGCTGATTATGTAGGGACAGCATCAACTAGCGCACAAGGCATATATGGGTCATCGCTTGGTGTAACGCTGTCCTCAAGCACAGTTTATGCGTTTGAAATGGTTGTTGTTTTTTCAAAAACAGCTACCGCAACAGCGCATAGTTTGTCTCTTAGTTTTGCTGGAGCAGCTACAATTAACAATATTTTATATGGCGGCGTGTACAATGCTCTCTCCGGTGTTTTTACATCAGGTTCAGGCAGTGGCCCGCTTACATTTTTTTCAAACACAGCCGCAGCAGCTTCTATGGGCAATGCTAGTGCAACCGCTAATTGGAATTGGCCAATGCAATTAAGAGGCACTGTCAACATTAACGCTGGCGGTACGTTTATCCCACAATACACTACATCAGTGTCCGTTGGCCCTTATTCAACCCTTGCAGGGTCGTATTTCTTAATCTACCCAATTGGCTCCGCAGGGCTTATTAACGTAGGAACATGGGCATGAGTTCAATTGTTCTCACCGCAGACACTCTCCTTGGCACGACACCCGCTATCGGCTCTGTTGAGTTCGATGGAAAGGCGTTCTACAACACGGCGCAAGGCACGCAGCGCGGGGTCATACCCGGCGCTCAGTTTTTTCGGTTGGAATCTAACCTTGCGGGCGCAAATGTCAGCACGGTGCAGAGCGTGTTTGGCGTTAGCGTCACGTTGTCTACTTCAACGGTGTACGCTTTTGAGGCCATGTACTATTTTAACAAAACAGCAGGGGCTACATCGCATACTCTTGGCATTGGGTATGGTGGGTCGGCAACACTCAATAATATATTATGGAACGCGGTTGGAATTGATACTTCTGCCACACCACCACTTAGAAGCACTAACTTTGAAGAAGTTGCATCTACTTCTGCGGCTAATGTAGCATTTACAGCAGCGGTAGCTTCGGCAGCTTCGACAGTGGTTGCAAACATTAAAGGCATTGTCAGCATCAATGGCGGCGGTACGTTTACGCCTCAGTACACGCTCTCTGCGGCCCCAGGTGGTGCGTATAGCACTATGGCGAATAGTTACTTCCTGATCTACCCAATCGGCGCGTCCGGCGCTAACATTTCCGTAGGAGCTTGGGCATGACCGTAACAATTGATGGCAGCGCAAGCGTTACGATTAACTCAGGCGCGGTACTGGGGCTTACCTCTGCTACGGCTCAGGCATCTACGTCAGGTACTAGCATTAACTTTACGGACATACCGTCATGGGTAAAGCGTATTACTGTGATGCTTGGTGGTGTTAGTTTGACTACAACAGCGTCAAACATAGGCGTTAGAATTGGTTCAGGTAGTTTTGAAGCAACTGGTTATGTTGGTGGGTATGGTGTTACTACTACCGTCCCTGCCGCAAACGCTGCTGCATCTGATCAATATATAATACTTGGGAGTATTTCCGCTGCTGCTGATACCCTGAACGGTGCGTTAATCATAACCAATGTCTCTGGCAATTTATGGGTTGCTCAAGGCACATTTTTTAGAGATTCTGGGACTACTGATGCGGCGTTTATGGTTGCGGCTTCAAAAACTACTTCTGGGGTTCTTGACCGGGCACAAGTAACGCTAACCTCTACCGGAGCCTTTGACGCTGGCACTATCAACATTATGTACGAGTGATCTGATGGAACTTAACAAACTAAAAACTATTAGCCTTACTGTCTATCTGTGATAAGGAATCACTATGGGAATCGCACTTGTTAAGAACAATGCTTTCAGTACGCTGCTCTCAAGTATTGCTTCGGGGGCCACTAGCCTTACCGTGGCTAGCGGAGAGGGTGCTCGGTTTCCAACTATCTCAAGCGGTAATTTCTTCTATGCCACCCTTATCAATAGCTCCAATCAATATGAAGTTGTTAAAGTAACAGCTAGGGCTACGGATGTTTTTACAATTCTCCGTGGTCAAGATGGGACTGCAGCCAGTGCCTACACTGCCGGTGATCGAATTGAGCTACGTCCCACTGCCGCATTGTTTGACGATAAGCTATCTTTAGGCGGAGGCACTCTTACTGGCGCACTCGCTGTCCCATCTGGAGCAATAACTACTCAAGTTCCACAGGTTCAGGAAGTCGTTAAGAAAACCGGCGATACGATGTCGGGTACTCTCATTGTGCCTGAACTGCGCGGGCCATCCAATGTTATCAATGTTCCGACAGGACATAAGATTACTACTACGGGGTTAGGTTCTGTAACCGGAGCAACAGTAGGTTCAATCGTGGCACCGGGTATGATCATCCAAACCCAGACATTGTTTGTTGATGCCGTTACGACCTATTCAGCCGCAGGGGCAGGCGGAGAAGCCGAGATTTCAAGTTTTGCTTCTAGTTTCACCCCAAAATTTTCTACTAGTAAAGTACTCATAGGGTGGGGGTTATCAGGTGAAACTAGCGACGGTAATACCTTCCATATAAAACGAAACGGGACTAAAATAGGTATTAACTCTACAAGTTCTGACTACTGGTCCGGTTGGATGCCAGATTTTTACGACGCCAATGCTGCTTCCACACCTCAACATAGGTATATGGCATATGTTGACTCTCCTGCTACAACGTCTGCAATCTCCTATACGTTTTGGTTTAGAACATCCGGTACAGCCGCTAGAACTTTCTATCAAAATCGTGCGGTGAACAATACTAATGCTGGGGCGGCAGACTATGAACTTGTCACAAGCTATCTAATCATTCAGGAGATCACGCAATGAGGTACGATATTACTCATGCGATTCAGTCTCTTTGTCCCAACGCAACTTGGCGGTTGCACGGGTCGGATTATTCCGGTCTTGTCTGGCTTGATATTCAGATTGATAAACCTGAAGAAGCGGCGCTCCTAGCAGAAGTTGATCGCCTTCAGGCTGCATGGGACCGGAATGAATACTCACGTAAACGCGCTGCTGAGTACCCGCCAATATTTGACTATCTTGATGCCGTTGTTAAGAATGATCAGGGTCAGATGAACCAGTACATATCTGACTGCCTTACCGTAAAAGCTAAGTACCCAAAGCCGGAGTGATCTAATGGGCGTCCAAGTAGCCAATAATGCTTTTAGTACGCTCTTCAGCGCGTTAACCTCTGTAGCCACAACCATGACCGTGGCTTCTGGTCATGGAGCTAGGTTTCCATCTGCGTCTGTTGCTTCCGGTAATTACTTTTATGTTACTCTTATCAAGTCCAGCGGCGTTACCGAGATTGTAAAAGTTACTGATAGATCGACTGACGTATTCACAATCGTTCGTAGTCAAGATGGTACGACAGCAACTACGTTTACTGCAGGTGACAGAGTAGAACTCCGCCCAGTGGCTGCACTATTTAACGAACTACCAAACCGGCTTCTTATCACTGCGGACTATACAGACCTGTCTGTAACAAATGGTAAGCTGGATAATATCGTTAGTGCAATCGGTCCAGTCGGTGGTTTAGGTAAGTTCCTCACAGCCACTATAAATTCTAAAGGTAGAATCACAGCACTCACCGAGACAAACGGTATCGTCCAGACAGATACTTTTGCGTTCACAACTTCAGGCGCTACCCAGACTTGGACTAAACCCACAAGTGCCGGGTCTCTTATACGTATCCAATGCTGGGGCGGCGGTGGCGGCGGAGGTAGAGCAGCTTCAGGTGGAGGCGGAAGCGGCGGTGGCGGTGGTGGGTATCTTGAACGCTGGATGAGTTTGGCTGACGTGACATCAACTGTATCTGTCGTTGTAGGAGGAGGCGGAGCGGGTTCAGCAGCATCTAATACAGCCGGAACCGCCGGAGAGAATACTACATTCGGTGCTTACGTAACCGCTTACGCTGGGGGCGGCGGAGGCGGTGCTGTTGGAGGCGGCGGAGGCGGAGGCGGCGGAGAGATGTCTGCCGGAGTTAGCGGGACTTCAACTTCTCCCGGAGCTGGCGGTGCTATTGGCGGAGGGCATGGGGCGTTTAATAGTTCAGGAAGTGCTGTGGCTACTTCTACTCAACGCGGTGTTCTCAACACAGCATATACAGACTTCCCAGCAACAGCCGCAGCCGCAGTCGGTAATATTCCTTGGGGCTTTGGCAATGATGCCCGTAGCGTATTTGGAGGCGGAGGCGGAGGCGGCGGAAATGGCGGTGCTGTATCCGGTACTGAAAGTACAGGCGGCTTTGCTGTTTTTGGTGGCGGCGGAGGCGGCGGAGGGTACAACGGTTCACAAGCCAACAACGGTTCTGTTCGCGGTACTAGTCTATACGGCGGAAGCGGCGGGGACGGCGCTACAGATTCAGGTACTGGTTCCAACGGGACAACTCCTGCCGGTGGCGGGGGAGGTTCAGAACTTGGCAACGGCGGCGCTGGCGGCAACGGTCGTGTAATTGTTACAGTCTATGTATAAGGAGATGATGGTGGCTACCTCAGCAGAAATTGAAAAGCAGCTCCTTACACATGAAGCGGTCTGTGCAGAACGTTACAATACGTTTATAACGCGTGTGGATAGGTTAGAGAAGATCATGCTTAACGCAGCCGCAGCATTGATCCTAGGTATGGCTGGCATACTCGCTACTATAATTATGAAAGGGGTTTGAACTATGGCTAAGATGATCATGGAATACGGCGGTAAAGAGAAGTACTCATCTAAAGGTATGATGAAAAAGCATGAAGGCAAAGAGACGCCTATGAAAGAGAAGATGGAATACGGTATGAAAAAAGGCGGCATGGTTAAGCCAAAGATGAAGAAGAAGATGTGATATGGACCCATTCACTCTCATTGCTGGAGCTACGGCGTTGTATAACGGCATTAAAGGTGCTGTAGATTCCGGCCATGAGATGTTGGATGTTGCCGAAAAGGTTGGTAGTTTATTTGGGCGTATCGCCCAGATCACTCAACTTACATCAGGTAAGCGAAAGAAAAAACTATTCCAATCTCAAGCTGAGTATGAAGCCGAAGCCATAAAGTTATATACGCTTAAGGCTAAAGCACAGCAGCTTCAGTTGGATACCCGCAACTTATTTGTAGGTGCATATGGCATCGCTGCGTGGACCTCTATCCAAAAAGAGGTTACCGAAATGAGGAAAGAGGCGGCTCGTCAAGCCGCAGCAGCAATGAAAGAAGCTGAGGAAAACCGCAAAGACTTGATTATGGGTCTTTGGTTAATCGGTGCAGTTATATTGTTCTCTGTATGTGTCGGTATCGGGATGGTGGTGTTTACCCAAAAATGAAATACTTTCTTATCATCACGCTAATTGCTTTGGCAGGGTGCGAAGACCGCTACCGATACCCGTGTCAAGACCCTGCTAACTGGGACAGTGCCGAGTGCAATCCACCTATCTGCACCGCATCTGGAACGTGTACTGCTGATACGTTAAAACGAAATCCATGCGGATCGGTGGCAAGATGAGAATTAAAGAGGATGAACTCCACGCCCTTCTCCAGTTCGTCATTGGCATCAGCCTGTGCTTGACCTTAACTGGAACCGTCTTTGCAGTGCTCTACAGCCTGATATTTGTTGTACAGCCGATTGATGGGCAGGCTCCAAACGACCAAGAATTTTTCAAGTTAATCGCCCCAATCGCAACATTCCTGACAGGAACACTATCTGGAATCATGCTTGGTTCCAAATCAACCGGAGGTAAAGATGGACCTACTTAAAACATTCGGGCCGCTACTCGGCTCTATTGCACCTAGTATTGCTACCGCGCTCGGCGGTCCGCTTGCTGGTATGGGTGTGAAGGCTTTATCTCAAGCGTTGCTGGGTAATGAAAATGGAACTGCGGAAGAACTCTCTGCGGCTCTATCATCGGCTTCCCCTGAGCAGCTTTCGGTAGTCAAGAAAATTGACGCCGATTTCAAAGTCAGAATGAAAAGCCTCGACATTGATTTAGAACGCATCGCTGCTGATGATCGTGCTTCTGCCCGCGATATGCAGAAAGAAACAAAAGACTGGATTCCACGGGCTTTGGCTATCGGAGTTACAGTTGGATTTTTCTCTATTATGATTTACATACTGATCTATGGACTACCGACAACAGGGAATGAGGCATTGCTGCTACTCCTCGGCGCACTACAAACAGCTTGGGGCGGCATCATTGCTTTCTACTTCGGCTCTTCGTCCGGCTCTCAGAAGAAAGACCAGATGATTTATAACTCGACACCAAAGGAATGACGATGGATGGTTTTAAGGGCGCTGCACTACCTATGCAGCCAGAAGATGTCGCTACCGTAGCAGCAGAGATCGGTGTTGAGGAGGCCGCTCTTCGTGCTGTCCTCTCTGTGGAGTCTGCCGGTTCTGGGTTTGACAAAGCTGGGCGTCCTAAAGCTTTGTTTGAGCGCCATCACTTCTTCAAGCACCTCAAGGCAAAACCTGTTGAGTTGGATCAGGCCGTCGCTATGGGACTTGCATACCCTAAGTGGGGGGAGAAGCCATATCCAAAGGGATCAGACGCTGTGTATGCGGAGATTGCTGCGGCTTATGATATCGACGCGGACGCAGCACTCCTGTCAACATCTTGGGGGTTAGGCCAAGTCATGGGTTCTAACTTTAAGATGGTAGGATGCGCTTCAGTCGATCAAATGGTTAAGCAAGCTATGGATGCTGAGGTAAGCCAGTTGCGTCATATGGCGGGATTCATCAAAACATCTGGTCTTCTACCAAAAATGCAAGCACTGGATTGGGCGGGATTTGCTAAAGGTTATAATGGTCCCGGCTATGCAAAGAACCAATATGATGTTAAGCTAGCAGCCGCCTACACTAAGTTTACGGGGTAGTAAAGTGACAGCATTTAAAGTCAGTAAGTTTTTAGGGAAAGCACCTAGGATTAGTCCTGAGTTGCTACCAGATGCTGCTGCTCAAATTGCGTCCAATGCTAAAGTATCCTCCGGTGACTTGATTCCGTATCGCATACCAACAGTCGTAGGTAGCGTTAATAGGAACGGCAATATCAAAACTATTTACCCTATGCGGGATACGAGTGACCCTACGATTAACCGTTGGCTGTCGTGGACTACTGATGTTGATGTTGCTATCACAACCACCCTAAATGACGAAGAACAGCGAATCTATTATACCGGTGACGGAGTTCCGAAGGTAACAAACTACGCACTGGCTGTCGATGGTAGCGGCGTATATCCAGCGGCGTACTATGATCTTGGACTCCCACTACCGACTACGATACCAGTGACAACGGCTACATCTTATAGCTCACAGACTATTGTGTCGTATGCTAGAGACTCCGGTAATACTGCTACAATCGTCACTTCCGGTAACCATGATCTAAATACTGGGCAGAAAGTTACCATAGCAGGGTTTACATCCGCCGTTGGTAAGTTGTTCAATATAACAAATGCCCAAGTTACTGTTATAGATGATACCACCTTTACATACTACAGCGTCGGCACGGCAGTAGGGACGACTTCTGAATCAGACGGAACTGCAAACCTCGCCGGTAATACAAACACACGTAACTATATCTATACGTGGGTAACGCCTTGGGGTGAAGAATCTGTACCTAGTGATCTGTCCGAGACGCTGTATGTGAAAGAAGGGCAGACTATAACTGTAACTAACCTACCAACAGCAGCCCCTGCCGGTGACAATTTCATAACTGGGTTCAGGTTGTATCGCACTATCACCTCTAGTTCAGGCACAGATTACTTCCGTGTGAGGACAGTCTGGTTCCCGCTTAGTTTGGTACAGGCATCACGTACATCCAACACTGTAACGATGAAGGTATCCGAACATCACAACCTTCTCGTTGGCGACAAGATCAAGATATCCGGGACTACTTTTAGTACGGGTGCTGACGCAACTTTTGATGTAACTGATGTAACCGTGCAGTCTGTAGTGGATGAGTATACGTTTACCTAT